GGTGATGTGGCAAGAAGTGTTTTTGGAGCGATACAAAGACAATTAATAAATTTTGAAGCTGCTTCTTTTTTAAAATCATTACCTGGAATTGGTGGATTTTTTGCTAATGGAGGTAGGCCACCAGTAGGAAGAGCTTCAATAGTAGGAGAACGTGGGCCAGAACTATTTGTACCTGATAGAGCAGGAACAATAGTGCCAAATCATCAGTTAGGTGGCATGGGTGGTTCTACAAGTATTGTCGTGAATGTAGATGCTTCTGGTAGCTCAGTTGAAGGTGATGACGCATTATCACAGCAACTTGGTCAAACAATAGCTCTTGTGGTGCAAGAAACACTTGTCAGAGAAAAACGTAATGGAGGTTTATTAGCATAATGGCAACTTTTCCATCAATAAAACCAGCTTACGGTGAAACTCAAACTATTGAACAAGATAATATTGTCGTTAAACTTGGGGATGGTTATGAACAAAGATTAGTTAGAGGACTTGCAGCAAACAAGAGATACCATGTGGTATCTTTAGTTTTTAATATTTCACAGACTGATGCAAACACAATAAATACTTTTCTTAATGCACGTTTTGATGATCAAGATGCGTTTCAGTACACCATAGGAGGAGAATCATCTGCAAGAAATTTTAAATGTACCAGACGAAGTGCCTCTATACCAGTTAATAACAGAGTCACTATGAATTTAACATTTGAAGAGGTTTTCGAGGCTTAATGGCAATACCACATTCTGAATTACAAAAAATTAGTCCAAATTCAATAATTGAACTTTTTGAACTGGAACTTGTAGAGGGTTTGCATTATGCAACAGGAAACCCAACTAATGTTCCTACTATTTTTAGATTTCATTCTGGAGGTAATATTGATACTTATGCAGACATTGTATGGCAATCAAACACATACGAAAAACTGCCTATAGAAGCTAGTGGTTATGAATATACTGCCAAAGGGCAAATCCCAAGACCACAGTTAACTATGAGTAACTTAGGAGGAATTACAAGATCAGGTTCAGTTATCAGAGTTACAGATTTATTGATTTTAACTAATTTAGTGACTCCACACAATGATTTGTTAGATGCCAAACTTACAAAAAGAACAATCACAGCAGATGCTTTAGATGCAAGTAATTTTACTGGTAATACAAATCCATTTGGTACACCAAGTGCAAATGAATTTCCAAAAGAAATATATTTTATTGATAGGAAAATACAAGAATCAAGGGATGCGGTTTCTTTTGAGCTAGTAAGTAGGTTAGATATGCAAAATAAAAGGATACCAGCAAGGCAAGTGACAAGAAAAGATTTTGAAGGTGTAGGTAGCTTTGTAAACTGATGAATGATTTTTGTAAACAACAAGCTATTGCTCATGCAAAAGAAGAGCAACCTAATGAGTCTTGTGGTTTATTTTTAAAAACAGAAAAGGGGTTTGAATATTTTAAATGTGAAAATGTTGCCCATGAATTTGAAATGAATACTTTTGTTATTAATCCTTTTGATTATGCCGATGGAGAAGATAAAGGAGAAGTTGTTGGAATTGTACATTCTCATCCAAATAACGTTTTGCAATTTTCAGAACCAGATATTTCTAGTTGTGATGCAATACAAGTACCTTTTTATTTAGTTTGTCCAGACTTAGATAAAATGATTGTAATTACACCAAAAGATAATGCTTAAAAAAATAAAAGTTTACGGTGTTTTAAGAAAATATACAGGTCAATCTGAATTTATGGCTGATGTAAGTTCACCTCATCAAGCCTTTAGTTTTTTATTTTGCAATTTTAAAGGTTTAGAGGAAAAAATGGCAAATCAGCTTTATTGTGTTCAAGTTGGAGATAAAAAGATTACACAAGATTCAATCAATATACAGACAGATCAAGATATAAAAATTATACCGATAGTTCATGGAAATATTATTGGAACACTTATATATTTTGGAGTCAAATATGTTGTGAAAAAATATGTAGCACAAAAAATTCTTCAATATGTAATCACTTATGTTGTTACAGATTTACTTCTTAGAGGCGTAAACGATCTTTTAGGTAGAAATCAAGACAATCAAAATCAGCAATCAAAACAAGATCCACTTGATCCAGCAGCTTTACAATCTAATTATTCTTTCACAGGGCTGACAAATATTAGTCAGAGTGGTATTCCTGTTAATGTTGCTTATGGTGAAATTTTGGTCGGCTCTATTGTTGTATCAAATGGAATAGATACAGTTCAAGTAAGAGGTACAAACTAATGTCTATAAAAGAATTTGACCAGACAACCACATTCACGAACCCTGATTTACCAAGTGGAGCTTTATCTTCAAAACAATTTAATACTATTGTTGAGTTGCTTTCTGAAGGTGAAATAGAAGGGAGTGCAACAGCATCAAAGAATGGCATTACAGATAAAACTTCAACAGCATATATAAATAGTTTTAAAAAAGATATTTTTTTAAATCAAACTCCAATATTACAATCGGCTGCTAGTGTCACTTCACCTCAAGATAGTGATTTTAATTTTCAAGATGTTGGTTTTGAATTTAGAGAAGGAACATCAAATCAAACTTTTATTTCTGGTATCAAAAATATTGAAACAGAGGTCGGAATTGGAACTATTGTAACAACTTCAAATCCCGTCACTCATACTGTAAGTCAATCAACAATAAATGCTGTAAGGGTGACGCTTCAGTTCCCAGCCATGCAAGTATTCAATAATGAGGGTGGTATTGATGGAACAGAGGTGCAATTAAGAATAAAAACTGTAGAAAATGATGGCACAACAACAACAGTTGTAGATGACACAGTAAAAGGTAGATCAACAAATGCTTACAACAGAGATTATTTAGTAAATTTAAAATCTGGTTCAAGCTTTCCTGTTCAGATAAGAGTTGAAAGAGTGACAGCAGACAGCACAGATTCAAGGACTGTTAATGCTTTCAGATTTTCTAGTGCGACAAATATAATAATGAAACAAAACGCTTATCCAAATACGGCTCATGTTGGGTTGCGTTTTAGTGCTGAGAAATTTCCAAGAATACCAAATAGACGCTATCGGATTAGAGGTGTAAAGGTAAAAATCCCAAGCAACGCAACTGTTAATACTACTTTTGGGAATCTAACTTATGCTGGCACTTGGGATGGAACATTTAAAGCTAACAAGGAATGGTGTTCAGACCCTGCGTGGATACTCTTCGATCTTTTATTATCGGATCGCTACGGATGCAATCTTGATGAATCAAATCTTGATAAATTTAGTTTTAAAACTGTAAGTGAATATTGTGGAGGTTTAGTTGACGATGGTTCTGGAACTGGATCTACGGAGCCACGTTTTTCAGCAAATATATCAATAACACAGCAAGATGAAGCATATAACGTCATAAATGCTTTGTGTAGCACAATGAGAGCTATTGCCTTTTATACTGCTGGCGGTATAACAATATCTCAAGACGCTGCTGGTAAAGCTACAAAATATATTTTCAATAATGCAAATGTTACGGAAGATGGTTTTGTTTACAATGGTTCAAGTTTAAAAACTAGACATACAGTTATTCATGTTCAATATTTTGATATGACAACGCAAGAGCTAGATTTTGAAACAGTCGAAGCTGACGCATCCACACAGGCTAAGTACGGGGTACGAACAAAAAATATTAAAGCGTTTGCCTGTACATCAAGAGGCCAAGCCGCAAGATTGGGGAAATGGTTTTTGTTCAATGAGCAAAATTCTGGAGAAACTTGTTCATTCACAACAACATTAGCTGCTGGAGTTTTAGTTAGATGTGGGGATATTATTGAAATATCAGACAGTCTAAAATCAGGTAGTAGAAGAGGTGGTTTATTAGAAAGCGTTACCAGTACAACTGTGGTAGTTTTAGATGATGAAAATTCTACAGATATTCCAACTATTAGTAATAATCCAACATTGTCAATTGTTTTACCAAGTGGAGCTTTAGAACAAAAAACAATTTCTAATATAAGTGGAAAAACGATTACTGTTTCTTCAGCTTTTAGTGAAACTCCAAATGTAAATGCACCCTATATTTTAGAAACATCAACATTAGAAACGACAACATGGAAAGTAGTCTCAGCTAGTGATAACGGAGATATGACATATACATTTACAGCCTTAGAACATAATGAGGGTAAATATGCTTTTGTTGAAGATGGCACAGCTTTGCCAACAAGGAACATAACGACATTAACTGAAATAAAAGAACCACCAGAGGGATTACAGGCTCAAGAAAAAATTGAAATTATTAATAATAAAGCTGTTTCTAAAATTATTGTTGATTGGCAACCACAAAACGGAATAAGTAAATATGAAGTTCATTACAGAGTAAATAATGGAAGTTTCACAAAAATTGAAACAGTTTCAAGTGATGCTGAAATAGTTAACAGTCAAGCTGGTAAGTATGAATTTAGGGTTACATCTTTTAATGCTCTTGGAGAGCCTAGTAGAAGGCCAGCAGAATTAACATTTAATGCTGTAGGTAAAACAGCACCACCAGCGGATATTACTGGTCTTACATTTGAACCTATAACAGATAAACTTGCGAGGATTAGATGGGATCCTGTTACTGAGGCGGATGTAATCGCTGGGGGGAGAATTTACGTCAGGCATACACCAGACACAACTGGAAATGGTATATTTTCTAATGCAACAGATTTAATTCAAGCTTTATCTGGAAACACAAGCTCTGCTGAAATACCAATATTAGAAGGTGAAGTAATTTTAAAAGCACAAGATGACGGTCAAAGATTTAGTACTGGAGAAACAAGTGTCATCATTGACTTACCAGATCCTCAACCATCACTTATTACACAAACAAGAAGAGAAGATCAAGATAATCCTAAGTTTCAAGGTACAAAAGTTAATGTAGGATTTGACGCTGTTAGTAATTCAATAAATTTAAGTGGTACTGGATTACTAGATGCTGTAAGTGATTTTGATGCGGAGGCAAGTCTTGATGATTTAGGAGGTGTTAGTTCTTCTGGTACTTACGATTTTGGTGGAAGTGCTGGCGGTACAATATTAGATTTAGGTGGTATTTTTGCTCTCGATTTAAAAAGGCATATTAAATCACAAGCTATATATCCAAATGATCTGATTGACAGTAGAGGTCTTATTGATTCTTTGCAGGATTTTGATGGAACTGCAAGTGTGGATGTTAATGCTGAATTACTTGTTGCCACAACAACAGATTCAAACCCAAGTTCTAATTCTGCTACTTATACATCATTTCAAAAATTTGCTAATGGAACTTATAGGGGTAGAGGATTTAAATTTAGAGCAAAATTAACCTCTGGTGATCCAGCACAAGATATTCAAGTCACAGAACTTGGATATACAGCAAGTTTAACTAATATAAGTTCAACTGGTTTTACTGTGCATTTTAAAAATAGTTCTGGTGCTTCTATAAATCGAAACTTTAACTTTACTGCTGTTGGTTTTGGTAAAGGTGGATAAAAAAGATATACTAAGAAAAATTACTGTTTTTTAAATGGCAAGAGTCGATAATACTGGCGGATCAGGTTTTACCGTTGATAATGGTACAGGTCTTGCAGTTCGTACTAAATTAAACCAGGTAATTGCTGCATTAAGTACCTTAAATCAAGGTTCTGGTGAGATGTCAGTAGGTGTTGCAGCTTACGTTCCACATATTGATGGTAATACTTTAAAAATTAGAAATGCAGCTAATAATGCTTTTGTAAGTTTAGGTGATGTCAGCCTTGCAAACTTAGGTCATGCTTCACTTTCTGTTGCTAATACCTTTACTGCCAGAGCAACATTCAGTGTTACTTCCTCGATCACATTACCTAGTGGAACGACAGCACAGAGAGATGGAAGCCCTGCTGTTGGAATGATACGTCATAATAGTACAACTAACCAGTTTGAAGGATATAACAATGGTGCTTGGGGTTCATTAAGTGGTGCGAGTGGAATATCAAACGTAGTTGATGACACTTCACCTCAACTCGGAGGTAATTTAGATGTACAAACGAGAGAGATAAATACATCTACATCTAATGGAAATATAAAAGTAACACCAAATGGTACAGGATTATTTGAAATTAAGGGAAATACAAATGATGGAACTCTTCAATTAAATTGCAATCAAAACAGTCATGGAGTAAAGATAAAATCTCCTGCTCATAGTGCTGGACAATCTTATACCTTAATTTTGCCTGATAACCAGATTGCAGCAGATAAAGTCTTGAAGGTTAAAAGTATAACTGGTAGTGGAGCAACAGCAGTAGGCCAGTTGGAATATGCGG